TCATTTCCTCGTGAGTGTTGTGGTGCTCACTGTAGAAGTGGACTTTCTTCTCGTCGTACCATTTGCCGGCGAAGCATAGGACTCTGCCTGGGTCAACGATCTGGTTGATGCTGTGGTTTTGATTCCACAGTCCCCACGAGTGCACCAGCATTGGCGCTGTCTCAATGTCAAGGGTGAGGATGCGGGCACTCTTACTGGCCTTGTTCAGCTCATCGGCAAGACTCATCGTGGGCACCTGCAAGCACCACGGCGATGACGGCGAACCGACTCACCACTAATGGACAGGTTTAAGTGATCACGCACAGCCAGCGCGATCTTGTCCCCACTTAATGTCCCCTCAATCGCGGACTCAAGTGCAATCTTGTCTGGACCTTCAGCAAGGCTTAAAGCCCAGCGCACTCCGCAGATTTGCCACGGTGGTTTGTTTGTATCGTCTCGCAGATCATCACGTAAAGACATACAGTCCCACTCTCATCGAGCAATAGGTCCTACTTGTAAACGAGCTTGTTTGCTTTGGTTGATGCCAATGCCTTGTAGGTCTTTGGTCCGACGACGCCATCAGCGGGCCACAACAATGGTCGCACACGTTGGAAAGACTTCACCTTGTTTTTGTCGGCAACACTCATCACACCAGTGACCTTGTTGCCTACGCCACGCTGAACAACCTTGATGTGCTCGCCCGTGTCACGGACCTGGAACGCGGACTTGCCAGGGTACGCCGGCAACGGCTTACGCACAGGCCTCACAGGGGCAGTGGCCAGCCACTTAGCCTTAGACTGCTCGGCAGCCACGGTCTGCAAAATGCTTACGTGTAGGTGCTCCGTGTGAGGGCTGGCACCACTGTACGGTTCAGCCTTCCACCCATTGTTGCGCCTGTAAATCTTGCGATTGAAGATCACGTAGTTACCAGCAGGGTGCTTAGCCACCGCGGCAATGATCACCTTCGGGTCAACACCTGGGTAAGTAATGTCAAACGCGTTAACGCTGTCGCGGTTGTTTGGATTGTGGTCACTGGCTCGGGCCGAGTGCGACGTGTCACCCACGGTACCGTCACTGCCTTTAGGCCGGCGTGGCCAACGAGCATTAACCTCGTTGCGTAATTGCACCAGTGATGGTGCAAGGTGCCATGCCATTACTCGCCCTCAATGGGTGCGTCGTCTTGAACGCTGTCCAACTCAGGGACATCGGCAGGGGCACCCACACCGTAGGAAGTATTGCCTGGGTCAATGGCTGCGACAATGGTGCGCAGTGTGGCTAGGACCGCTGCCGTGGCGGCAGCTGTGATCCACGTGGTGTCCCCACCCACGAGAGCGGTCACTGGCACAAGGCCAATGAACGTGACAATGAACGTAGTTAATGCTGAACGAACCCATGCAGGCATGAGTGATCCCTTCATCGATGTGATTGATTGGTCGTGCAAAAATGAGGCAGGCCAGGACACAATGAAGTGTCAAAGGGGGACCAGCCTTAACTGGCCTGCCGGTCAATGAGGCTGGTCAAGCCTTCTTTGAATCTCTATCTGTCGAACCTCAATGCGGTCCATGCGCTTCACGATTTCGTCAAGCAACTCATCACGGCGAATACTCGCGGCGACCTGTGCCTTCAGTCGCGCGTACAGTTTGCCCACACCAGTGCCAATGCTGATCAGTCCAACAATCAAAGCAACAATGAACGTCATCGCACCAGCCACGTTGTCACTGGTCAGCACAACACCAGCGACTAATGGTGAACCCGCAGCCAATGCCCCCACCACGCTCATCATGATTGTCGCTTCCCCTCTATTAGTCATGGTTAGATCACAGGGCTCAGGTCAAGTGTGCACGTGTAGGAACTGTCAGTGATTGACAATTCCCAGCCCTCAACAAAGCCATCAAAAGGTGTGGTCGGCGCCTCGTTAGGAAGCGAACCCACGCGCACCCTGTCCAATGGGACGAGCTGGACAGTTGTTGCAGCAATAGCGTTGGGCGTGGTCAACAAATCAATGACAACCTTTGACAAGCGCATGTCGGTGTAAAGCCGATCATCAAGCCTGTTATCCGCGGCAGCGCCGAGGATTGTTTCAGTTGAACCAAGGCAAGCAAACTGATCAACCAGTGGACCGTAAGCCGCAACAGATGTTGCATCTAACTTGGTCACTGAACCAGCAGGGCCACTGGCCGCGACAGTGTTGGCATACAAAGAATCATCAAGAGTAAATGTCAAATCCCCTGTCAAGTCCTTTGACGCATCAAGGGTCAAGGTCACAGATGCACCGGATGCTCGAGCAGCGGACCCACGAAACTTCGGTGTGCCAAGCCGGTCAATGTAAAAGATGCCGCGCTCAGAATCAGCAATCTCTTGCATTGCTTCAAGATAAGTTTTGTCCGCTGTGTCTTGTCCAGCCAAATACAAGGTTGGTGATGTGCCAAGGTTTGCTGTTGTCACAGCCGTGGCATCAACGTAGCCAGCCAAGTTGCTTGACCGTGTGGCAATAGTGTCACCATCAAAGGCTGTTAAGTAACCTGTTTGCGTGATGCCTAGTGCGCCAGCGTAGTAATCATCTGGACCAAGACCGGAGTAAGCTGTGGCAAACTTGTAAAGACCAATCAACGCCATTGACCCGTTAATGCAAAACGAGTTATCTGTCCACGCGCTGTTGCGAAAACCACCAAAAACAATGCGCCTATTTGTTGCGCTGATTGAACACAAGTTTGTGGCCGAGCCACTGACGTCAGAAACCCCATCAACCTTAACTGTGACATAGGTTTTGGAGGCAACTTGAGAAATGTCAAGAGACAAAAGGTGCCACGTGTTGTCCCACAAATTACTGCGACTGGTTGTAAGTGTTAAAGAACCAACAGAATCACCAGCACAGTTGACGGTAATGCCGCCAGTCGAATTGATTCTTGCAGTTAAGTAACCCGTACCGCCAGAAGTGCGAAACATGTGGATAAGGTACTGCTCAGATTGCAGCTCGGTCTTAAACCACAAACCAACAGTGGCGTTTTCGGTGCCAGGATTAAACGATGTTGGGTGCTCTAGCACGGGTCCGTTTTGGTTGCCACCGGAATCTATCTTGATCGCTGACTTGACAAACGCTGGGCCATCATCTGTGAACTCGTGGGAACCACCGCTGGTTGCACCATAAATCCTGATCGGACTGGCAGCGACATCCCTGAACGCTTCCCAAAATGAACCGACACCATCCCTAGGAGCTTGCAAAGCGTAGGTCGCGCCCGATGTCGCGTTCAGCGTCCCGTTGTAATGGAACTGCTCAATGCCATAACTTGATAAAGATGCCTTTGCGTAATGCTTAAACTTGTCGGTGCACGCAATCTGGATTGTTTGTTGAAAGCCTGGCACCACGGTGTAACTAAACGAATCAATGTATCCAGTCCACACCTGGTAAGAGTCGATTGTCACGCGCACCTGAGTGTTGATGTTGTAGCCGTAGAAGCCGACGTTGGGAGTGTAGAAGTTACCCTCGTTATCAAGAGTGAACGTGAACGTGCCAGGGCTACTACGGTCAAACTGCGAAGCACGCCCACGCTTAATTGACAAACCTGATTGCATGACGACATCGCTTGAATGATTTGTCCACACTGCGTAAAAGTCTGAATACAACTCAACAATGGGTGCAGGCATTGTCATGACATGACCAAACCACGCGACTTACCTTCACGAATAATCTCACTCATCCAACGTGCAGTGTCCTGCTTAGACGCACCGATAAACGTTCCACCCTGGATGATGATTGAGCTGCCACCACCAAAGCCACGGGCACCAGCACCACTCAATGGCACGACCGCTTCAGGGCCAGACTCACCAATGAGGGCCAGTGTTGGGCGCGTAACAATGCCACCCATAGCCAATGCTGGGATGTTTGGAATCAATGGGATGTTAGGCAGTGGCCCATTGTTGTCGTTAAAGAACTGAATGGGCTTGTTGAACAAACCAATCAAAGTATTGAGACCATCACGCAGGAACCCAATAACCGATGTCAGGCCAGTCTTCAAACCATCCCACAGGTTCGAGCCAATGCCCGTGATCTTGGTTTTCAAGTCAGTAATAAAACCCCACACGGTGCCCAGGGCATTACTGATCGTGGTCTTAATCCCATTGAATGTGCCCACAACTTTGGTCTTGAAGAAGTCGAAGCCAGCCGTCCACACACCCTTGATGACCCTGATCGCACCACTAATAATTGCCTTGTAAATACCGAGGTAGAAAGTGAACACTGTTTTCAGGGCATTGAATACAAACAGCACAACAGTCTTGATCGCGTTGAACGTGGTCACCACAACAGCCTTGATCACGCGGAAAGCGACAGTGAACACAGTCTTGTAAATGTTGAAGTAAACAGTGAACACAGTTTTTAGCACACTGAACGCGGTCGTGATAAATGGCTTGAGGAAGTTGATCACGTTCATTACAACAGTCTTAATCGCGCGGAACGCACCATCAACCACGTTGCGGAAAGTTTCACTGCGCTTGTAGGCAATGACAAAGGCGGCGACCAAACCAATGACCGCCAAAATAATCAACCCAAGAGGGTTAGCACTCATCACGACATTGAACGCCGCCTGGACCGCAGCCCAAGCCTTAGTCACAGCTGCGACAATGCGCACATAGATTGCATAAATCTTCAACGCAGCAACAATGGCCAGCACACCACCGGCAATAGGTATCAGCCAGCCCTGGTACTTGACCAGCCAGCCACCGAACGCGGCGACCGCTGGCACGACCTTGTCGGCAACAAACTTGCTCAAAGCCTCAAAGGCTTTACCCAGTGGAATGAGCTTGTCTTTGTTCTTCTCAATCAAACCAATAACCCTGCCGATGGCCGGCACGATGCGCTCAGCAAAATACGTCACCATCTTTTGAATGATTGGTAACAGGTTCTTGCCAATGGCGATCTGCAATCCCTTTACTGCTTCACCCATTTTGCGCTTGTTGATCGTGGACTGCCTGACAGCCTTAATGTCCTTATCCGAAAGGGTAGTCCCAAGTTTGTCTGACTCCTGCATCAAAGCCTTTACGCCGGCCGCACCCTTGTTGAGGAATGGCATCATCGCCATGCCGTTACGCCCGAACAGTTTTAATGCTAACGCAGTTTTTTCTGGTCCGTCTTTCATGTCCATGAACTGTTCAGCAACCTGCGGCAATAGTTTACCCATGTCCTGCAGTTCGCCCTTGGGCCCGCGAATGTTTACGCCCAAAGTTGCAAATGCCGCAGCGTTACCCTTCAGCGTTCCGTTAAACGGTTTACCACTAGCGAGGGCGGCAGCCTGCTTAGATTCAAACGTAGTTAACGCCTCGCCCGCGTTAGTTGAGTTCTTAGAAAAGATACCCAATGCGCGCGTAGCCATGTCTGTATCAATACCAGTCATTGCGAAAGCGTGGCCCAAACGGGACGCGTCCTCAGTCGTGCCACCCATGTAGCGTTGCAACTTTAATGTTGCCTTACCAGTGTCCTCAAAAGCCTTGACTGAATCACCAGCGAACTTTGTTACGGCTCCGACCGACAAAGCGGCACCAAGCGCAGCACCCATCGCGCCAGCCTTCTTACCAAGGCCACCCATTGAGCCACCGATTTTGCCCAGCGTCCCAGAGGCCTGATCGACCGCCAAGATTTTCAGCATCAGGTTAGACGTTGCCACTGATCATCCTTCCTGACTTTTGCGCCACGAATCGGCGAACGACTTGTATGCCTCGAACTGGCCAACGGTTAAACGGTCCACGTCCCAGGGATGCAAACCAAACAAGTGGCCGAACAATGGTTCGTATTGAGCCCTCAGTCGGTCGTATCCGATGAGGGCACCGTGGGGTTTACTTCGTCCACTTCGTCCTCATCGATCTCAACCGAACCAATCTCAAAGTCAACCTCACTGAAACGCAGCTCAGGGTTCGTGCGCTTTTGCACAATCCACACCAAAGCCGCCAAGGCCTCCATTGAGCCGGCTTGCAGGCGTTCACTCCATTCCTGGAATGTGCACCCGCAAACCTTCTCAATGGAGCGAGCCTCAGAGAGCATCAACTTTTCAGAATCGAACTCATACTTCACACCAGCGATGGTGATGTTCATTTGGTCCCAGCCTTCTAGTTACAGTGCAGCGTCAGTGTTGACGGTGCGGATTTGGAATGGTGCATTTGTGCCATCATAGAGAGCAGTCAACGTGACCTTTTGTGCAAGCACTTCCGGACCTTCAGCGTTGACTTCAGCCTTGGTGATCTTGGCCGCGGGGATGATGACCTCGAGCGTGGGGTTATTGCTGCCAGTCAGCGATGTGGCAGTTGCGTAGGTCAACTTGATTGCCGTTGTTGTGTTGGCAACGTAAAGGTCATACAGCGTGGCTTGGCTAATGAAGTCAACCTCTAGCTCGACCTCGTAGGTGCGGTAGCCATTGATCAACTGTTCGGCCTTGATGCCCGAGGCATTGGCGTAGTAACGATCAGTAGCCATTGGGTTTTCACCCTTAACCGTGACAGACTTTACACCAGCCAGGGCAGTTGAACCACTGATGCTGACAACACTGCCGGTCGTTGACGCGGTACCACCAATGGCGACAGTCAGTTGTGCACCAGTGAACTGCTCCTGCGTCGTGGAATACGAGGCAGTGGCAAGGGCAGTGGCAGTGGTTTCAGTCCAGCCATCAATATCAAACTTGACGGTAACTGGTTCGGTGACGCTGCCACCGAACTCGAAGCCACTGATCTTGACACCATTCCACGTGAATGGCTTCACGGTGCCATCAGTTTGTGGCCGGCCAACTTGCAAGGTCAACGATGAGCCAGCAGACTTTTGATCGCCTGGCTGGAACACTGACTGGTACACACCAGTGGTCAACGTGCTCGGAGTCGTCGTTGAACCAAGAGCTGCACGCCACAACGTGCCGAGACTCTTATCAGTCAATTCAACCTCAAAGTCACCACTGACAGACTTAGTGGTGAGGACGTGGCGCGACAGCAAAGGCACACCATTAGTGGACCCATACAGGCCCTCACCTTGTGCGCGGTTCACCTCAAAACTAACACCCTCACTGATGTGGGGCTGAAACTTGCTAACGGTGACAGCGGTACCGGCAGTGGTTTCAACTGCCCAGCCAAGCTGCGACACCAAACCTGATGCGAAACCCATGATTTATTCCTCTTCTTTCTTGATG